TCCCATAGAATATCTACGGTCATACCGGAGCAGTCATACCACATCTGCTGGATCGTAACACCAGCGCATGACTTTCCAGTACCGGATTCGGTCTGGAGGGCAGAAACATCCACCTTGGTCACAGCACTTTCGCCTGAGCCATCGGAGATGTTGGTGAACTTCATAACAGCGATTCGGTCGCCGTCTTGGATCGTTTGGGACGTTACTGCGTCAGCCATCTCATTCTCCCCGCGAGGACAGGGCTTCTAGCCCCGCTCGCAATAGGAAATATGACCACCCACCCTTAGATGGGTGGCCTTATCTCAGTTAAACATTACGACAGTGCCGCAATCGGTACATATTCGATAATGAATGTGAACGATCCCGCAGTAGTAGCATCTGCAGTGTTTGTGATATTGCAGTAAATCGTCCGTTCAGAAGCGGTATACTGAGCCGACACGGGAGCCGTAGTAGTACTCTCCGTTGTGGCTACCAGTGTGCAACCTACGACATTACCCACTACGACTGTCGTTCCACCATCTAGGATTTGATCGGTGATCGCCGCAACAATCTGGGCACCGGAACTTGATGTTCCAACCTCAAACCCAATGTCTCCCGTTCCGATAACCGGAGCAGTGATACATACAATTTTGATTGCGGTGATAACAGTGTTAGCTGGCTGAGTAAACTCACCAATAGCTGGGCTGTCGCCTGCCGTTGTGTTGACTGTAACGCCTGAAGCGTGTCCAACACCCTTACCTAGAACGACTCTAGTAGTAACGGCACCAGTTGTACTGCTCTTATCAACGGATTGAAATCCGTTTTCCGATCTTACTGGTCCTGAAAAAGTTGTGTTAGCCATGATTTCTCCTGTCTTGGCTAGTGTCTACCAATCTCTTGATAGTCAGGAAAAAAAGAAAGGGTGGGAACAGTCCAAACATAGAACCGTCCCCACCCCCTACTCACTATGCTCCGGGTGAACCCCAGATCCCTAATGGATCTGAGACACCAAAGCTGTACCGCTCGCGAGCCTTGTAACGCACGTTTCCGGTGTCAAAGTCACCGTCCATGCTCGTCTCAAGTGCAACACGATTAAAGTGCTTCATTCCATTCGGAATATCGGTAAGAAGGAACCACGCATCCGTATCTGTCAAATAGTGATTCACAACTGTTCCGCCAGGAACAACACCCATCGAACGCACAGCGTTGATATCGTTGTCCGCAGTTGAAGGGCGAAGCTCAGATTTCATTACCCTTTGCGCTACAAATTGTAGATCGGGCGGGATAACGAGCGTCTGGGGACGAGCAGCGATCAATAGACCACGCTCATCTGTCCATTTGCCAATCTGAATTACAGCGGCCTCAAGAGAGGTCTCGTTGAGATCTGCCGCTGTGGCCTGAGTGTTTGAGTTCGTTCCACCCGAAACAAGCGGGTGAGAAGTCGAAAACAATGCTACACCGTCACCACTTGAATAAGCCGTGGTAAAGCCATTGTTCAACGGAACAACAGATTTCACTTGCTTAGTGTGAGCCATGGCACGAGCCAAGGCTTTGGTGTAACGAGCCGACAAGGAATCATAAAGATTGTCTTCCATGGCTTCTTCTGTAATAGCAAAGCCCATGGCAATCGTTTCATGGTTGTACCGCGCCGTGAAAGATTCCTGTGCAGCGTCATACGAAATTGCCGATCCCTCATCCTTGACGGGAGCAGCATCGAAGCCCGAAAGCTTCACTTCTTCTTCAAAAGACCTATCTGAACTTTCCGTCTCATAGATTTCGCTATGCTCCGCATCGTAGCGAGCATACTCCAATCCAAAGAGCGCGTTCAAGCCCGGAAGTAGTTCCTTGAGAAGTTGTGCGCGTGATATAGCCATTGATCAATCTCCTATTATACGCCAGTGGCGTTTAAGTATGAATGATTGGAGGCTGACCCACTCGACGCCGCATTGAACTTAACAATAACGTCGGGATAAGCATCACTCGCCGTGGTCCCTTTCGGGGGCAAGCTCTTAGGTCCATCAACAAAGTCGATGATCCGAAGTGGAAGCGTGTTCGTTGTAGCTGGTGTGCTTCCATCCAAAGCATTCTTGGATTTACCAATAGAAGTGCTACCAGCCGTTTGAACCACAGATGCATTAAGACCACGATCCGTGGTGTTTAATGCTTCATCGGATTGCATCTGAAATACAACATGCGGGTCATCTATAACGTAAGCCATCGCATCAGTTGCCGTTGTAGACGCAGGCCACTGCGTGTTAAACGTCTTCTGATTTGTTGTGCTTGGCGTATAGGAACATCCCACAAAAATTCCTACTGCTGTTAGCGCAGTGGTGCCAGAATCCAACTCAACTTCACCATCTGACGCTAACTTCACAAAATCACCGTTAAAAATGGCGGTGCCATAGGTACTACCTATCGGTAAGTGCCTCACCTTGCCCGTATATGAGCCGGAAGCACTTAGCGTACCAATTGGCCTCGCGCCATACGGTGCCGCTGAAGTAGCCATAATAATTTCCTAATTAAATTTAGGCATTTAGCGGCCTTCGCCGCCGAATACCACACGAGTTTTACGATTTGGTGCAAGAACGGGCATCCGTGGATCGTTCTCACGCATATAATTGTTGTCAACGGCCTGCATCTGGGATTCAGCATGACTCTTGTAATAATCACGCCTCTTCTCCACTTGTTCCTGTGGTGCCTTACAGAGCAGTAGTCCACCGACTTCAATACCACCCTTCGTACCCCATTCAGATTTATGATCACTCATAATATGAAGTTCTGGATGATCTTCGGCACGAACTGGTTCCCAGCCTTCACGAAATTTCTTAGAAACATTCGTGTTATCAGGATTACCAATCATAGATGTTCGTATCCATCGAAAAACCCAGCCATCTTGCGGATCGGGGTCTGGAAGTAATGATGCGGGTTCCCAGGGCGTATCACGAGTTTCATTTTCACGAGTCTCAAGATCACGGGGTTCCCGTGTAGCGCGTTCTTCAGCCATTAGACCATCTCCTTCATTAACTGGGCCGCATATTGCTGAGGTGAAAGTCCCAAGCGTTTCGCGAGTCTGACTTGGGTCTCCGTCAATCTGACGGTGCGTGGTTTAGCTCCGCTATTTCTAGAAGCAGATGCTACCACGGTCTTTCTTCGAGGCGGTGCGGTGTCAACAACCATCGTAGAATTGGTGCGCTGGCTGCTACTACCGAATTGCGTAGGAAAAACTTCTTTCATACGAGAATCAATCAATTCATAATATTGTTCAGACTCAGGGTCAATACCTTCATCTCCAACCAACTTTTCATGTACTCCATAAGCAAAGCTGGTCATTTCCTTATCAACACCAAACCACTGGTTACGTTCCTGCCATTCCATAGCCTTCACATCCGGCTGAATCGGCTCTGGAATGTACTGTTGTTGCTGTGCAGCGATCTGTTGGTTCTCTGCCATCACCTGTTGCTTCCAATTATCGATAATTTTCTGCGAAACAGCAGGCGCATAGGCTTGAGCAAGCTGTGCATTGGTCAAATGTTGCTGTGCAAGGGTAATTTGGTCGGAATCACCCGATTCATGTGCTCTTTTGAAGTTTTCCTGGGCAATTACGAGTGAAGCATCTGCTTTATCCCTACTTTGCTGCGTTAAAGCGGTCTGAGAGTCCTGAACAAGCTTCAAAAGCCGCTGATTTTCGACTTGAAGGTTCTGAGTGTAGTTAACAGCCTCATTTGCAAGCCTATCCGACGATTCTTTGGCTCTACGCTCTTCGTGGTACTCCCATTTCAGCTTTTTTATGCGTTTTTGGGCACGTTGACCTAATTGTGCAAGCTCTTCGTCCGATGCAGCCCCGTCATCTTCACTTTTTGACGCTGGAGCACCCCTTTGGTCATCTTCAGGGCGGTCATCCACGACCTCAATGTCGATTTCACCTGTATCGGCACTCGTCTCCGTCTCCGCAGGAGGCTCTATCGTAGTTCTAACACCTAAAAACTTGTCTTCTTCGCTCATTCTTCCGGTTTCTTCACTCATTTTAGGCCCTTTCCACACCTCTGGGGTCTTCCACGACCGCCTCTACAGTATCATCGTTGATTAAACGGAATTCTTTACCATGTATTTTAATTCTTGTGCCACTGAATGCCCTAAAAACCACCCAATCACCTACCTCACAATATGGTCCATTAGGAAATCGGTTGTAATTGACGTAGGAGTCCGGCCCCATTGACATAACCCAGCCCACAATCGTGGCGATAGCCTCTTCATGTTGGGACTGCGCCGACTTTATGATGCCACCTTCGGTGGCTTCTTCAACTTCGGGGAGTGCAATCAGCAGTTTGTAGCCTTTTGGCTCCGGTAATTGCGATGCGTAACGAGAATCTTCTTCTTCAACATCTTCTTCTGGTAATACCATTTGGTCCAAAACTTCTTTTGCGAGTGTAGCCACTATGACCTCTCGTTGAATTGTTGCGCCCCGAACGGGCGTTGCGTCCTACTAACTAAAATTCTCTAAGTCGATCTTCCAAATCTATTACTTCTCGTTCTGCCCATGCTAATCCTTCGATAATACCGCACATCTTGCGATATTCTTCCATATTTTTTGCTGAACCAAGGGAAAGCAAATCGGCTATTTCGTTCATCTGTTTTCTTAATTTCTTTCTGAGCAATGATAAAGGATCATCACTCATCCTTGCTCTCCTCTTCTTGCTGCATCTTTAGATTAAGCTTCACGCCTTCAATTTCCTGTTCAGCATCAAACCTTTCCTGCTCCAAACTAAGCTTCATACCCTCAATCTCTTTTTCAGCATTAAATTCTTCTTGATCTAATTGAGTTTTGAGCAGCATCTCTTCACGTTCCTGTTCCAGCGCAGCAGCATCAGAGCGTTCCTTGGCAGCGAGTTTCTCAATCTCAAGTTGCTGTTTTGCCTCATCAAGTTGCTGTTTTGCCACATTAGCCTGTTGTGTAGCCATAAGTCTCTGTTGTTCAAGCTGAGATTTGAGTTGATCAGCCTGCTGCGTGGCCGCGAGTCTCTGTTGCTCCAACTGGGACTTGGCTTGATCAGCTTGTGCCCGACGCTGAACATCCTGCTGCCTGATCTGTAGTTCCTTATCACGCTGCTGCACGATAGGATCTTTCTGCATCTTCGCGTCTTTCTCTGCTTTAGCCTTGGCTTTCTTTTTACCCAGCATCTGTTCAGCCGCATCGGCAACAAGTGTACTAAGCCGCTTTTCAACATCTTCAGGCAGAGGCTGATTAGTCGGCGGAAGCGGAACACCAAGCTCTTCTTCGACCTGATCACGAAAGATGAATGCCAGATGTTCGCGGATATGTGAGTCCAGGGCAGCGTTCATCGCGCCACCCATCTTATTGTTCTGCATCTGTTCTTTAATCTGCGGATCATTTTTGAGTACCATATGCACTTTCATATGTGCTTCATGGTCTTGGTACTCAAATGCCTTCACAGGTTTCAGTGTAAGAAGATCCTCGTTTTCACTAACCGGATCTGTAGGATTAATCTCATCCGGCATTGGAACAATCTTATCTGCATTCGGAATGCCAATCAAATCCATCATCTCACGATGAAGAAGTGGCATGTCATACAAACCAGGCGATTGCTGTGCTAATTGCATTGCCGCTTGGTATTGCATGATCCGTTGTGCCATAGTGGACGCATTGGGGTCCGAAACAGGCACAACATCAATACGGTCATCAAAATCTTCAAGTTTGATACCCTCCCCTTCTTCGGTCTCATAAGGATAATCCGGCGATGTATAGTCGCGGATCACCTCAGAAAGAATCTTATACTCTTGTTTCAGACTGGCGTGAATTCTAGCCTGAATAGCAGACTGCACTTTCATTGCCCGTTCCATGATCGCAAGAGTGGTCCCAACGGGAGCCTCTTGATTCATATCTGCTACTTTAAGGTCGGCCATCGACGCAAAGCGTCGGCCTTCCTCCACGATATTACCCAGAAGTTGATATAAGACCGAAGAAGGTTCTTTATAAGGAAGGAAGGTGATATTGTCCCTGATAACGCCGCCCGGAACATCGACATCCCTGAA